CATGTAGCTATTTTTCTCGGAGATGAGGTATTACATCATTTAACCGATAGACTATCTTGTAGAGAACCATATTCTCCGTGGTTGTTAAAATGTACAGGAAAGAGGTATCGTTATGCTTCGTAAAATAAAATTATATGGAGAACTTGCAAAGTTTGTAGGGCATAAAGAATTTGAGATAAAGGCAGACACACTAGCTCATGCAATGAGTTTTCTAATAAACAATTTTCCTGGAATCGAGCAGCACATGAATGATAGATACTACAAGTTAAAAGTTGGGGATTATGAGTTAGATAAATCTGAACTAGGAGATCCAATAGGGCAACAGGATATACACTTAATTCCTGTAATAACTGGTGCTGGTAGAGGATTAGGAAAGATATTATTAGGTGCTGTATTAATTGGATTTGCAATAATAAACCCAACTGTAGGTTTTGGTCTTGGACCAAGTGGTATAGGAGGAGGATTTGCAACTGCATCTGGAGCATTTAGTTTTGCTGCATTTGCTGGAAATATAGGTATAGCTTTAGTTCTTACTGGAGTTTCTGAAATGTTAACTCCTTTACCTAAAAAGCCAGATTTTAGTTCAGAGGAAGATCCGAGACTATCGTTTAGTTTTAATGGACTACAGAATACATCAAGGGCTGGTACACCCGTTCCAATAGTTTATGGAGAAATATTCACTGGATCGGTTGTAATTAGTGCTTCCGTAGATACTGAACAGGTACAGGCATGAGTGATACTAAACGTATTATTAGAGGTGCTAAAGGTGGCAACCCAACACCTCCATCGCCAACTAGAGATCCTGATAATCTTCATAGTAGACAGTATGCTACTTTTTTAGACTTAATATCGGAAGGAGAAATAGAAGGTTTTGCCACTGCATCTAAAGAAGGTAGAACAAAGGGAACAACTGCATATAATAATGCTGCATTGAAAGATGTATTTTTAAATGATACTCCTGTTATAAGAGCATCAGCAGATTCTACTGATGTTCAAGATGTAGATAGAAATTTTCAAAATGTAACTTTTAACCCTAGATTTGGTACGGATAGTCAAACTGCTATACCAAATATAGATAGTAGTGTATCTACAACAAGTGTTGGTGTCACAGTAACTAAAGATGTTCCTGTAACGAGACAAATAACTAATACCAATGTTGATAAGGTAAGAGTAACAATTACTTTTCCTCAACTACAAAGAGCAACTGATGAGGGAGATTTACTAGGTACTTCTGTTCAATTAAAAATAGCTGTTCAATATAATTCTGGAGGTTTTACTGATTTAGCCATAGGAAGTAACGGAGAAACAACAGATACAATTACGGGTAGAAGTGGAGATGCGTACCAAAGAGATTACGGGGTGCAAATAACGGGTGCGTTTCCAGTGGATATTAGAGTTAGTAGAGTTACAGATGATGCAACAGATACTAATGTCCAAGATACTTTTCAATGGACA